GAAGAAGAGAATGTAGAACCTGTGTAACCGTCCATAGAACCACCACAAGTAATACATACCGGTACTTGTAAGTCAACTTCCAAATAGATAACTCCGTTTACATCACAAATGTCGTCATAGCTTCCACCGTCTGTTAATGAGTTAGGGAAAGCTAAATTTTGGTTATTGTTACCGTATTGAACGATACCTTTACCATATCTTTGAGTTACAACTCTAAATAAGTAAGGACCGCCGCCCGTAGTTGTTGTGTTTCCAGTTGCACCATAAATTGTTAAATCAGCTAAGAAAGCTTCAGTATCCATTGGGTTACCATCTGGACCAACTAATTTACCTGCTGCACTTGATGCAAAACCTGTCATAAGAATTAAAACTTTTCTGTAATCAGATAAAGCATAAGCTGCTGGTTCTAAATTCAATGTTGTACTATTCCATTGTGCAGTAACACAAGAAGTAACTGCAGATGTGATAGAACTAAATTGTCCTTTAGAATAGTCATATAAACCTGGAGGGTCTAATGCTGGTTCGTTACCTTCGTAGAATCTATCGTAAAGGTCTCTACCATTGTTATAGTTGTAACCTACGTTAGGGTCTGCAGGACCATTTGGTGCTCCGTAAGGTGCGTAGTGAGTACCTGTAGCGTCATCTTGACCACCACCTGTCTCATAATTTTGAATGTTAGGTACGAAGTAGAATAATTTACCAATTGGTAAGTTCATTGCTTGTACTGAAACGATATCGTTTGCTAATAATTTAGAGAATACTCTTCTAACGATAGGGAAAACTACTGTTTCAAATGCACCTGTATCAGATGTAGATGATGCTTCATTAATTAAAAATGATGCTTGGTTTTCGTAAAGTTGAGCTACGTTTTCTCTCATGTGACCTTTAAGACCTTCTAAAAAGCCTAATTTGTCCCATTTGTTGATTGTGTCTTCTTTGATAACTTTAAGGTGCTTAAGACCGATGTTACCAACAAGACCTGATTCTAATAATGCTCCCATTTTTAGTATTTTTTTGTTTTTATTTATTTTATTTTTTACCCTAATTTACCCATTAAATCTTTCATTCTTAAGAATTGAGGATTTTCATAAGTTTTTGACTCAATTAGAGTTGATGAAGAACCTGTAGAAACTTGTTTGTTTAATTTTGTTTCAACTGATTCATTCATTGGTTTTGAATCAACTTTAGATAATTCACCTTTAATTGATTGATAAAGATTTTTAGATTCTTTCAAAGTTTCAACATCGTCAAATCTTCTTAAAATATTAATCTTTTCTTTCTTAGTTGTTGAATGTTCAGTAAACAATCTTGTAGCATAAGCTAAGTTAGAATTGAAAATAGCAACTTCATTAAGTTTTTCTCTGAAAACATTTAATGCTTTTCTATATTCTTCATTCTTTTCTCTTAACATACTAACTTCAGAATTAACTGATTCATTTTTGATTGCTGTGTTAAATTTAGAATGAGCTCTTTGTTTTGGTAAACCGCCCTTTCTAAAATCAGAACCCATACCTAGTGTTCTAGCAGCTTCTTTAGTTTCTTCCTTATCGGAAACTTTCTTTTTTAAAGTGTTAACTTTTTTAGTTACATCACCTTCTTTTGTTTCTGCCTTTACAACTTTAGATTTACCTTCCATGTTAGCTCCCTTCTTGTAGTCGAATTTAGCTTTACCAGTACCCATTGTTTTAGGACCTTCTTTTTTGTCCTCTTTAAATCCACCAGAAGCTTTTGACTTGTAAGTGAATTTAGGGCCTGAACCAATTCCAACACCTTTAGGTTTAACTGTAGATTTTGCTTCTCTAACAGTTCTTCTTGGGTTATAAGATTCGTCCAAATCGTCCATTTCTTCTTGTTCGTCCATTTCGTCTTGTTCGTCAAGGTCAGACTCTTCGTCCATTTCTTCCTCTTCGTCCATTTCGTCTTGTTCGTCCATTTCTTCTTGTTCATCCATTTCGTCTTGTTCGTCAAACTCAATTTCGTACATAATTTCTTCTTCGTCATCAACTTCAAATTCATCATCAGTTTCATCTAATGAATGACCTTTTTTATTAAAAATTGCATCAATAACTTCATCAGTTGTCATGTCGTCATCTTGAGATTCTTCAGAATCATCAAATTCAAAATCCATGTCCATTTCTTCTTTAATTTTCATTTTTTTATTTTTTGAATTATCCTTGGACTCTCCAAGCTTTACAAGATATTCAGAATCAGTATCGTTGTCTGTAAGGTGAATGTTCTCTCCGTCTTTTTTTACGATGATACCATCTTCTTCACCCATAGCTTTAAATACCTTTAAAATTTCCTCGTCAGAAGCGTCAGTCAAATCTATTGGACTTTCTTCATCAGAATCCATGTCTATGTCCATATCAACGTCCATATCCATTTCATCATCATTATCAGTATCCATGTCAACGTCAACATCTGTATCAGTGTCATCGTCTTCCATGTCTACATCTAACCCAACCTCTTCTTCATCGTCTTGTTCAGATAGAGATTCTTTTACTAACTGGTTGATTTCTTCCTTCATTGTAGAAGCAAGTATTCCTTTTGCATTTTCGGCGATTGCCTCTTCAACATTTTTCATTTGAATGAGTGCCTCTTGTACTACATTTTTATTTTCTTGCATAGAAAAATTTAATTTATTTAACTAATAAATAGTGTCAACTTCAAAAAAGTTTATTTTAATTATAGTGAAACGAATGTTTTATTAAAAAGTATTATACCTTGAAGTGTGTATCCTGTTTGAGAATTAATCCATCCTAAAACATATTCATACGTATCAAAAATCTCGGTAGTAATTGTTTCGTTTGTAATTTCGTTTTTTATTCCAACACTATAACAATATCCCTGATTGGGAAAGTTGGGAATAACATTATTATTTTGTAAAGTAATTGTCTTAATTGTTTTACCTGTTCCCTCTAAATAAGACAAACAGTTAGACCATGAACTCCCACTTAAAGTAAGATTTTCTGATGTCGTTGATTGTAAGATTGCGCTGAATAACATATTTTATGTTTATCATAAATATGTTATAAAATAAAAAAAGTGGTCAGAGACCACTTTTAAATTACTTATTCAATTACTTCATCAATTTTACTTTCTGAAACTGATGTTATCCTCCAATCATGAGAAAACCCTTCATATTTCTTTGTTACTTTTGCCTCAACATCTGTAACTGAAAATCCTTTAACAAGTTTTTCTTCTCTAATTTTCTTGATTTTTCCTGAATTTTCATCAGGTAAATCATAAGTGATTTTTGCAACAAAAAATTTTTCGTCCATAGATTTAATTTTATTTACCTAAATAATCGGATAATTTTTTCATTAAATCAATAGATTTACCAACTGATGGTGATTCTTGTTTAATTTTTTTCTCTTCATCTAAATTTTCTTCGTACTTATGTCTATCATCAGCATTTGAAAATAAATAAGCACCTGGTGTTGATGGAGACGAAACTAAGTCAAAACAAATTAATTCGAAGTCATCTTGTACTTCATTTCTTTCTCCCACTTTTTTTAATGAGCCAACCCCTCTTGAAGAAACACCCATAGTAACTCCTTGTCTCATCAAATTTGCCGCTTGGTCTCCTTTTGTTGAAACAATTCCTCTTTCGTGAAAACCAGGAGAGGTTAAAAGTTTTAACTTTCCCATCAATATATTTTTATCCCACCAAATGTCTGTGATGATGTGAGATACTCTATCTAAATCAATTAGTGAAGATTCAGGGTGATTCAATTCAGATGTAGATAAACCTTTGGCAATTGTTTGTTTGTATCTATCAGCCTCTCTCTTTAGTATTTTTTCAGGATAAAATCTTCCGTTTCTATTAGGGGTGTCATATTTTTGTAAAACAGCATAAAATTCAAAAGGATTTCTATAATCCATTGCAGCCGCTTCTTTAAGCATTTTAAAATTTAAATCATCTTTTGGGGAAACCCAACCAGCATCCATCTCAATTAAAATGCCATGACCTAATTCATTTGCCTCTAATATTCTTAAATTTTTCATTTAGTCTTTTTGTAATAAATATACAATAACCAATACTTTATTGCTCTTTAAGTTTTTTAGAGGTGGAAAACTCAAAATATTTATTTTGATTTATATTGTTTTTAAATATGTTTTTCACAATTGATTTAATTGAATCTTTAATTTCTTGTGATTTAAAATCTAATTCACTATTAGTATATAAATTTACTTCTAAATTAAAAAATGATTTTTTTCCATGTGAGATTCCACTTGTCCTTAAATCTAAATCAACAATACTTTTTTCTTGAAAAACTGATAGATTAATTGAATTGAAAACTGAATGTTTTATTTCTCTACTTAAATTACAAACTACTCTATTCCAATTATCATGTTCAAATTTTGGAGAGACCCATGATTGAATGTTAATGTATACTGATTTTAAATCTTTGGAGTCTACCGTTCCGTAAATTGATTTTATTGGATTAAAAAGATTTAACTTTACACTTTTCCCTTTCTTCATTAATTTTCATATTAATAATGTTTATTTTATTAAAAAATAAGACATATTAATCCCATAGTCAAAAATTTTTGAAAATATTAAGATATTTGTAATATATGATAATAAT